GTTATATGGCGTGTTTTATCAAATCAAGTGACCAAGTCCAGCTCTCACACTATTTGGACAGCATAGCTACCTGTCTAATAGTGTCAACTGGCCCATTTGCAAGGGGTTTCCTTGTATGTGGTGTCATTACCATATTCATTGTTCTTTGTGCTTATTTGAGAACATTAAAGCGACAACCACGAAGAATGATTATGAACAAGGCTACCGATGATCTTGTCACTATTGATTGTGATGAGGTCCGTGAGGCCGCTGATACGGGAATTATGTCGGAGCGGTTATTAAAACTGTTGTATGACAATAAAGCGGTCGGTATTTTTCGTAAAAATACGAAATACCGTGGTGCCTTACTAGCTATGGCCAAGGCCAAATGGCCATTACTGACTCGAGACTCTGCCAATTATCAAATGGTATGGAAGTACTTGTCAGAAAACATGCGTGACCATGGGGTTAGACCGTCCCATGCTGCTAACATGTTGCCACAATTAGTGGAACTAGTGTTCAGACCAAGTCGAGCTCAGATGTGGGCGAAGGCTTGTGCGTTAAGTCAGAACCATGTGAATGATATGAAGATTCACATGGCCGATGGGGAAACCGTTGAGGGAGATAAAGTGCCCTCAATGGCATCGGCCTGAGACGCCCCAGTACTAGTACCTGGAGTCACTGGGGGGCTTTCTAAAGCCCCCTTTCCCAACGGTGATTCCACTTTGGAGGTACAAAAATATTGGGACGTTGAGCCGAAGGTACGTAAGAGTGTACATTTACAACACCTTTCACCACCTGTACATTTCGGCGTACATAATTCATCAATTCAAAACCTTGAACGTGCTATCAAAGAGAGGGTATTCTTCGTTAAATCGGAGAATGGAGACTTTGTCCCTGCGCCTGCACCCAAACCACATCACTTTGAAGCTAAGTTGTCAGTTTTCCGACAGCAATTAATAGACCGGCTGCCATCGACCACCCCTATACAGATAAGAGAATTTCCGCTCTTGTATACGGGTCGCAAGCGCACGATCTATGAAAATGCTGTCCAGTCCCTAATGCACGAGGGGGTCTCTGTTAAAGATTCAAAACTGAAAGCGTTCGTTAAGGCAGAGAAGATCAATTTTACTGCCAAGGGCGACCCTGTACCACGTGTCATACAACCTCGTGACCCGCGCTACAATGTCGAACTAGGATGTTTCTTGAAACCTGTAGAGAAACAATTGTATAAAGCTATTAACAGGGTATTCGGATCTACTACGATTATGAAAGGACTCAATGCGGAGTCCGCTGGTAGAGTTGTTAAACAAAAATGGGATAAGTTTTCCCGACCTGTCGCAGTCGGCCTTGATGCTTCCAGATTCGATCAGCACGTTAGTGTTGATGCCTTGAAGTGGGAGCATGCCATCCATATGAGGATGACCCAAGGCCGTGCCAACAAGTTGAAGTTGAGTAAACTCCTTGCTTGGCAGCTCGACAATCGTGGGGTTGGTTATTGCCGCGACGGAAAATTAAGGTATTCCGTCAAGGGTAAACGGATGTCTGGTGACATGAACACCGGCTCTGGTAATTGTTTACTCATGTGTGCAATGATTTATTCCTATTGTTTTGAACGTAAAATAAGTAATTATGAACTCATGAATAATGGAGATGATTGTGTTGTTATTATGGAACAAAGAGATTTAGAGCGGTTTCAACAAGGGTTGGACTCTTGGTTCCTCGGGATGGGATTTAGTATGAAGGTTGAAGAACCTGTAAAGGTCATTGAGCAAATTGAATTTTGCCAGACCCATCCTGTATTTGATGGTTGTAAATATGTTATGGTTAGAAATTTGAAGAACGGTCTATCTAAAGACTGTCTCTCACTAACGTATAACGACACAATCAATTCACTCTTCCATTATTACCGCGAACTCGGTGAAGCAGGGCTTCACCTCACTGGAGGTATTCCTATTTGGCAGGAATTTTACAATAGACTACTTGGATGCGTACCTGACGCAGTCAAGTCGTCGAAAAGACGCAGTAATGTATACTCACAGAATGTAGGTATGATGATGCTGGCAGACGGCATGCACAGAAAGTATGCTGACGTTACCGCTGCAGCAAGATTTTCATTTTACTTAGCATTTGGAGTTACCCCAGATGAGCAAAGGAGCGTAGAAAGTTACTATGAGAATGTGACTATATCTTTTGACAAGAAGATGGCTTGTGGGTTGTCCTTGAACCTCAAGCATAATTTTCCGAATGGTGAACAACCTCGTTGGTAGAGAACTACCGCTTGCCCCGGGCCCCGGGGAATTGGGTTCTGGAACTTAATCAGCCCAAAACGGTGGCTTTGCCTTAATACTTCCGTGCTAAACAAAATGCCGAGAGACTACACGGCGCTAACCCTATGGTGTTCTAGGATGTATAGTCCCATTGACGGTGGTATCCAATACACGTCATGCCTAGTTTGTTCGTTTTCGGCTCTACACGCCGCACAATGATGTTGATGTTTTCTTTTCCAATCATCATCCTCCTACTCGGAATCTCATGTATGATATCCGTGATAGTTGATTACATGACTAATCAGTTGTTGTACGAATTCACCTAACCCCATTACTATGGGGTGTTCCAGAATGTATAGTCCGTGTCCTGCACATGGATCCAATATATGCAGAGGAAAAATATTAAAATTAAAAATAATTCTAAATCAGTCAAATCAAGTAGACAGCGTAAAGTTGCTCCTAAGCCCCGCTACACACCTTTCGGTGATGTTGGCTCCACCCTTGGTGGGGCCCTTGGGTCCGTTTTCGGGCCCGAGGCAGGGCTTATTGGAAATTCGGTTGGCCGGTTCCTTGGAACCGGCATTGGGTCAGTATTTGGATCTGGTGATTATAAAATCACTGGGCCCCGACCCAATTACAATGCCCTCAATGGGCAGGTTCCACGATTCAGTACAACCCGGCAGACAAACATTGTCGCCCATCGTGAGTATCTTGGTGAAGTTTTGGGGACAACTAACTTCACCAATACTGTCTACCCTATACAACCGGGAATACCTAATACATTCCCTTGGTTGTCCAGTGTCGCAGGCAATTATCAAGAGTACCGTATACATGGTATGTTGTTTGAGTTTAAGTCTGAGATCACTGATTTTGTCACTGGTGGCCAACCAGGTTATCTGGTAATGGCCACCAATTA